CCGCGATGAACCCACGATGGCCGAAGCGGTCACGGCGATTCGCGTCCCGGCCCCCCGGGACTACGCCGCCGACGATGATAGCTTCGTGGATCGAGAAACGATCCAGGCCGCGCGCTATCTCGCCGTCGCCTTGACGCTCCTGGCAGCCTTTTTCTCAGGACTGGCCTTGGGGTTCGCGCTGGCATGACGGACGTGCAATGTTCAGGCTGTCCCGGCCACTGTTATAGCCGGGCCTATCAAGCGGCTCTCAGTCACGCGGCGCAACAGATCATGTCGCTGACGGAGGCCATGGCCGGCCTCTCAATCCGCACTTTGGAGTTGGAAGCGCGCATCAAGGCGCAAGGCCAGCTCCTGACCCAACGGAGGTCCGCATGAGTAGGAACCACGGTTTTACCGAGCAAATCTGGCAAGCCTTGCGCGATCACGGGCCGCTGACCACCGATGCCTTGGCTTGGGAGATTGGCGAACCCCACGCAACCGTCACCGCCGCCTTGGGGTGGCTGGTGCGGCGGGGCCGGATCGAAAAAGTACCGCTGCCCGCCAAGGCGACCCGGCGCGCCAGAGATTGGGCACCGTGGCAAGCGCGCCCCGGATGTGCTGACCTCGATGCCGGTAGCAAAACCCTCCGCTACCTGAAAAAGCAGACAGCGCCCCCCGTAGAGCCGATAAAGCCGGACCCTCCGATCAAGGGCGTGACCCCGGAAGATATCGCCTGGATGGAGCACTACCGGCACCAGGCCCAACGCCGGTCGGGGTGTGCAGCATGATGCCTGCCACGGTCTGGACGGTCTTTTCGGCCCGCTGGATTGAGATCACGAAGGCCCCCAGCGACGCGCCCCTCTGGCTAAAAGAGGGCTATCTGACTCTGACCGCGCAGGGAAAGTTGACGGGCTATGCCATCGCCCCGCGTGGGTATGCCCTAATTGTGGATCGGCTATGGCGCTCTTAACCCTCCCGGAAGCGGCGGAACGGTTGCGCGTCGGCGTGCGGACGCTCAACCGACTCCATCAACAACGGGTGCTGCCGTATGTGCGGATTGGTGGGCAAGTGCGCTTCCCCGCCGAGGCGCTAGACCATTGGATTGCGGCCCGGATTGTCTATCCTGAAATCGGGGAACCGTGCGCGGAGACGCAAGCATGTACCGAAAAAAGGGTAGCCCCCACTGGTGGATCGCCTATCGCGACGCCAGCGGGCGCAAGATTGAGCGCAGTACTGAAACTGCCGACCGCGCCCAAGCCGCGCTAGTTGAGGCGAAAGCGCGAGCGGACATTTGGAACCAGAAACACCACCCGATGCCCGCCGGGCCGGTGGTGGCCGATCCGCTTTTTGATGACCTGCTGGCGGATTATCTGGAATCGGCCCGGTTACGTCGCGACATTTCACGGGACATTGTCGCGGGTCGCCACCTGGCGAAAGCCTTTGCCGGACGAGCGATTCGGGCCATTCAACCGGTGGACATTCGGCGGTACTTGGATGATCGTCGCCGGGAGGGCATCAGCGACTCAACGCTGAAAAGGGAGTTGAACGTTTTTTGTGCGGCGTGCAACTGGGCGAAGGATGAAAACGGGCAAGACATCCCGAACCCGGCGGCGCGCCGTAAACCCAGTGAACCGCCCGGACGGGTGCGCTGGCTGACGCCAGAAGACGCCGCTCGATTGCTGGCCGTCGCGAACGCCAATTCACGCGCACCGTGGCTGGCGGATTTTATCGAGCTGGCGCTCATGACCGGGATGCGGAAAGGGGAGCTACTGGGCTTGGAATGGAGTCGCGTCGATTTGAGACAACGGCTGATCTATTTCACCGACCAGAGCCAGCAGAAAAACCGGCAACTGGGCAGTATCCCGCTGAACGAGCGGGCGCGGCAGGCGCTTCTGGGCCGAGCGCGCTTTCGGGCTAGCCATTGCCCGGCCTCGCCCTGGGTGTTCGCGGATCAGGCCGGAGCGCGCTTGCTGTCGGTATCGCGGAGTTTTAACAGCGCTTGTCGGGACGCGGGAATTGTGGATTTCCACATTCATGATCTGCGGCATACCTGCGCGGCCTGGCTGGTGCAAGCGGGCGTTCCGTTGCTGGAGGTGTCCAGTCTGTTGCGGCATTACAGCATCGAGATGACCCAGCGCTATGCACACTTGTCGCCGGATCAGGCGCGGAATGCAGTGAACCGGCTGGAGGGGCTTGGCGACAATCTGGCGACAATGCCCGAAAAGGAAAGGGAAACGATGAAGATAAGTGCTTGATTAGATGGTCGGGGTGACAGGATTTGAACCTGCGACTTCTGCCTCCCGAAGGCCAGACATCATTCTAACTGATTGATTTTTCAACAACGGCGCGGTTCCCCTTCTGCATTTTGCGCCAATCAACGCCAAATTAACCCGACGCGCCTCATTGATCGATCAGCCCTTGCCCAGCGCTGGCGACAATCTGGCGACACACCCTTGGAGACCCCACATGACCGCACCCCACTGGGATAGCACCGGCCAACCCACCAACCTGCCCGCTGCTGCCACCGATGCGCTAAATTGGCTGCAACTGTTCCGGTCCTGGAATCGGCGTCTTTTCGATGAAAACGAGGCGCGCCTGGATCGGGCCATCGAGGCGCTGACCGTCCAGTTGTCCGCAACCCGTGTGGATAACTCTGTGGATAAGTCTTGACGCGCTTTCGGCAACGGGTCTATGCTGATTCCACTTCCGCAAAAAACGGAAGTCGGGATTGGAACCCCGGATGAAAGGCGCACCCGCGCCACAGAGGCGCTTTTTTTATGCCCTCTATGGTGGACTGTGCGAGGCACTCGCAAGAGTGGCCGGTACCTTTCCCGGTAGTTCCAACCTCGTACAGTCCGCCACCATCGTCTTGGAACTTGGTGTTGGCGGTCTCCAATCCCTGAAAGGAGCCGTACCATGTCTACTCAAGTTGTCCGTATCACCAATGATGTTGAAATCCCCTACCTGACCTATGCCGGTCAACCCGTCCTAACGTTTGCCCTGATTGACCGGGTTCATAACCGGGTTGAAGGAACCGCAAGCCGGAACTTCCGCGCCAACCGGAAGCGGTTTATCGAAGGGGAAGATTTCTATGATCTTGATTCTAATAGTCTCGACGAATTTCGTCGGAACCAACCCAGCATTATTGGCGAGTCTGCGCAACACGCAGTCATCATCACCGAGTCCGGCTATCTGATGCTGGTCAAGTCGTTCACCGACGATCTCAGTTGGCAAATCCAGCGGCAACTGGTGAAGCTGTACTTCCGGGTGAAGGCGCTGGCGGAACAACCCGCCGTGCAACCCGGCCTGACGGCTGACCAGTGGAAAGTGCTGCGCGATTTGATGCACGGCATTGAAAACTGTTGCAAGTGGCAGGGCAGCGCCGGGTTTGCCGTCAACGAGCGGATTCGCTTCACCTACGGTCTGCGCAGCAGCAGCGAGTTGCGCCCGGAACACTTTGAAGAAGTCCGCACGGAACTGGAGGGCCTGAGAACGCTGTCCGATCAGCACCACGACCGCATGATGACCCTCGACCGGGAATTCATCGAAACCGTGTTGCGCCCGCCGGTGTCGATCCGCAAGATTCGGGCGATGGCCCGGAAGCAGGCACAACAGCCGCCTCTCAGCTATTAGGAAGCCCGCGCCACGGACGGCGCTAGACCTCTATCGTGGTCCCGCTCAGTTCCGGGGCGGGACCCTGAATCACCCCGTCCCGGACATAGACCCAATCCCCCAGGGTCGCCTCTCCGCGCACATGGATTTGCGCGCCGCTGACCAACTCCACGACAGCGCCGTCTTCCTCGACGCTCAGCACTTCGCCGACATCGGTGAGTGGACCGGCGATCAGTTGCGTCAGGCGCTTATAGGGATTAAAGCTCATGGGTTTCCACCTTGATCGTTTGCCATGCGGTCGGGAACTGATAGTTCACGCTCACGGCGCGGCTCAGTCCCACATGGGTTTGTCCCTGCTCAGTGTATTCCAGTAGCAGCCCCGGACGAATCAGGCCCGTGGCCGCCAACACCGGCAGTTTTAGGCTCAAATGCACTTGCCGCCCGGTGTCGGCGATGACGCGCAATCCGCGTTGCCGGGTCATCACCGTATCGCAGGCCAGCGGATCAACGACGGTCGGCGCAAGGACATCCCCCGCCGTCCCGGTGCGCTTCACCTGATCACGCCGTCCGTTCGCGCCGCCGACCACCCAGACAGCGTTGTACGCGGGCTTGTCCTGCCATTCGATCTCCTCAACCGTGCACACATCTTCCGGCAACGCCAGATCGGGCGTGGCTTCCGCCCAGTCCCACGGCGCAACCGGATAGTAGGGCCGGATATGCAGGGTTTGCAGGGCATGATCGGCCTGCACGTACCCGCCGCCACTTTCCGCAAGACGTTGCGCCGCGCCCAGATACGTGCCGGTATAACTCCACAAGCCCGCAGGGACGCTCCAGTCCTCCAGTTGCCAGTCCACCGTCCAGCCGATACTGACGCCATTGACCATCAGCGCCTCATTCAGCAGTTGCTGTGCGGTGCGGGTTTCCGTATTCATCACGGTGATGATCGGGCTGTGCGGTTCCGCGAGCCAGGCGGCGCGGGCGCGCCCGCTGATTTTCAACGCGGCTTGTCCAAACTGCCGGGACCGGCTCAGCCGTTCCACGACCAGCCGCAGCGCCGTGCCGTTCAGGGTTGCAATGAGTTCCACGAACTCACCCAATGCCGGCGAGCGCACGCGGCTCATTTGGCTGGCCGGTACGGTCGCTGACCAACTCCAACCCCAGCTATCGGCGTCCAGACTGGCGGAAAAGTCCAATGCGTCTACCGGCTGGCTGGTATCGGCGCGCACCAGGGAGAAACTGTTGATCACAACGTAGACCTCCTGAACGGGAACGACGATATAGGGCGGGTCGGGGTCCAGGCCGACACAATACGGCTGGGCAATCCACGTCCAACTGAGTGCGACGCGGCAATGCAACGGGCGTGGCGTGTAGGGCGATTGCAGAATGACCGGCACATTCAGGCCGGGCACGATGTAGAACGGCCACCAGCGGCCTGGCAGGGGCTTGTCAGCGTGTGTCCAGCGCACCTGAAGCCGACGGGCGCTGATCAGGCTTTGCTGTTGACCGACGATCAGCCGAATCCCGGCCTGCTCGCCGTGCTGTTCCCGAATCGTGCGGGACGTGCGGGTTCTGATCGTGTCGGCGGCGAACAACCGCGCGCCCGGGCGAAGAGATAGCCCGTGGGCGTAGCGTTCCGCCAGGGGTCGCTGGACGCGCAGACTCTCGGCTTGCGCGAGCGTGGACCCCTGCCCCAGGGGCAAGCCATGAGCATGGGGCGTCTGGACGCCGCGTTGCGTTCGCAGTCCGTGCGTGTGCAAAACATCCCAGCCGACGCGAATCGGGTCAGCGGTCGTTGCGAACAGTTCTGCCGCCGTGCGCGTCGCCTGCATGGCCTGCTGAGTGACCGTGCGCCCCGTCGCCGTCGGCTGCCCCTGGGCGATGAAGCCCCGCAAGCGTGGCCCGTCGGTATCCGGCAACATCAAGTCCTGCACGCCCGTGCCGATCAACGCCAGCGGATAAACCGGATCGGGCAACGACGCCACGAGGGCTAGCGCATGAACATAATCCGCCGTCGCCGTAAGCGTCAGGAGATAAGCCGGATCAGGCAGCGTCGCTGCGAGTGTGCCGGCGATCACAACGGCGGCTTCCGCGCCCAGCACCACCGGGACACTCAGCGCCGGTGCGCTATAGCTGGCCGTCAGAATGACCGGAACGCTGAGCGGACGGGCCGTGTAGCTCATTTAGGGCGGGGCGACGGTGTACGGGCCGTGACAGATCGGCTGGCAGCCTGGGGCAAAATAGCTGATGTCATAGTCGCCCGGCGGCACGCTGGTTGACCAGTCGCCGGTCGTAGCGTTCGGCGTGGCGAGTGCGACCAGAATCCGCGTGCTGGCATCGCGAATGACCACCTGTTGCGCGCCGCCATTGCCTGAAACGATGCAGTTTCCAGCAATCGTCGTGACTTGCCCGGAAACCGGCAGGCAGTGCTGTATCAGCAATCGACTGGGCGGGGTGAAATGGGCGGTGTAGCGCGCCACGCCTTTCGTCACCCGCAGGTCTTGTAAGTACCCAGGGAAAAAATAGCCATAATTGACCGTACTCAATCCGCCGATATAAATGTTATTGGCGTTGACGGCGTTGGCGACATTCGCCGAGGCGTTGGCGGTCGTGAGCGCCGTGCCATTGACATAGATCGCCACCGTCCCGGACGCCCGTACAAACGCGATGTGATACCATGTGTTCAGGCTAAAACTAAAATTGGCTTCAGGGGTGACCGTCGTAGACCCCACGATGTTGACCCGCAAGCTGTCCCAAGACGAGGCTGTCCCTTGCAACCGAAACTCGAAAGAACTGGGCTTGCCTAAAATTTCCCCGCGATAAAGCCCGCTTTGAACTATCGTGTACCCGGTCAGCCGTATCCACGCTTCGACCGTGAAATTATCCGTGCCGAATTCAAACTCGGACGTATGGGACAAGGTCAAATAATCACCATTGCCGTCAAACAATCCGCTGCCCTGGCCCCACTTCGACTGGGCAGTGGAAATCTTGGTATTGTCCGCGACGGTTATTATGTTAGGCGTGGGCGCATAATCCACAATCGCCCGTTGGTTATTCACCCCTTCCAGCGGCAGTAGCAGGCTCACATGATCAAAATACGGATCAGCCATGATCTATCCCTGCAAAATTACGCTGGTCAACCGGCAATACGCGCCGTTGTAGAGCAGCGTCGTTTGCAATTTGATCTCGCCGCTACCGGCTTCATCGCTGACGCTCACATCGGCGAACCAGTCCCCTTCCCCATCGATGATCCGCGCCCAGGTCACAGTAGACCCGTCTTCCGCATCCGCGCCGGTGATTTGCCCCTCAATCGGCACCGTCAAATGCACCTGAAACAGGTCGGTATCGACATGGCCCGCCGTGGCGGCGACATTGACGCTCACCACGAGATCGCCGGTCGGCGTAGCGCCCGGAGCGGGGCGCGGCGCGGAGTAGAACTCAATATGCGCCACGACCGGGTCGGCGACCTCCAGCAACGTTAGGCTGGCGTTCAGGGCGGGAATGCGCCCGGCGGCGAGGCGGGCGTTGTCATGTTTGGTGCTGATATCCATCCGGCCTCCTATGGGCGATCAATGTTGCCCAGGGCGTAAATCTCACAGCCGTCCGCGCCGTCATCATCCGGTTCATCGGACTGGAGAATGGCGCGGGCGACCCAGAAATCAGCAATCGCGCCCACCGTGTTGATCCGAACCACGTTCCCGGCGCTCCAGCCGCCGCCGTTGGCTTTTTGGGGGATCGTCACATACGGTGTGCCATTCAACCCGTTTTCATCCCGTGTCCGGGGATTGATCGGAGCGATATCGGCGGGCGTCCCCGACACATAAGCCGGGTAGCTGCCCGTCCACACCAGTCCGCGTTTTTCCGAGATCAGCTCCACCGCCGTGGTTGAGGTCCAGCGCAATAACCAGCGGTCAGTGTCGCAGCCCTCATTGGTGACGGTGATCGGGAAATCGATGGTGTTCAGCGTCGCCGTCGCCGCGCTGCCCACGATCGAGTCTTTCCAGGTGCCGTCCCAACTGGCCTGATCCCAGACCGCCGACACCCGTGCCCGGCGGTCGCCATGAATCAGGCAGGCGGCGACGAGAGAGTCATCGGCGGGGAATTCATGGCTGAGCGGACGGGCCAGCGTCAGCGTCCCGTTGATCTGGGCATCCGTCACCAGGCGCAAGTCGCCGACGGTGTGTTTGATCGTCACGGGCGTATCCAGCCCGGCAAGGCTCACCCAGCTCACCACGCCCGCCGCCCGATCCAGGGTATAGCCCTCGGTGACCGGATCGCCCGCGTCATCCGTGATCTTGACGTAGGCGATGCGCGTCCGCCCACAACTCAAGCGGTAGGTATTGGTTTCAACGGCATAGCTGGGCGTCCCGGTGGTTTCCGCTGCGTGCAAAATCATCACCACATCGCCACTGCGATAGATCGGCACCCGGCCATCACTGGGCAGGCGCACCGCGTCAATGCCGAGAATGTTGGCATCCAGCGGGATGTAGCTGTAGGCGACCGCGTTATAACGGATCGTTCCCGGATCGACAGCCCGTGAAACCCAGGTCGCCCCGTCCAGATAGCCGAATTCCAGCCAGGCCGTCCCGAATTCGTAATTGATCGCGCCGCGCATCCATGAACCGGCAATGACCCCATCCTCATCAGCCACGCCGGTGATTTGCACCCCGTCGGTCGTCACCGCGACTACGGACAGCGCCTCCGGCTTGACCGGGCTGGCCGCCGTGCGGAAACAGGCGTCAATCGCCGTCCAGTCGCCGTGCCGGGTGAGCAGGCTATCGAGGGTCAAATCGACCAGGGCGTTATCCGTCCAGAAGGTGAGCGTCGCTTGGCCGGTGTCATAATTGAGCGTGCCGGCCACAGTGCCGCTGCCGGTCGCCGGGCTGGGGTTCGCATACAGCGTACCGTTGCGGTCGACATAGACCAGGCCCCCCAGGCGGAACCGGACGGATTGAGCGACGAGAGGCTCCTGAATCGTCGCGGTGAGGTCCACGAGCAGGGGCGCTGCCGAACTGGTGAAACTCTGGGTGCGTACCGTGGGCGTTCCATAACCGGCGTCCAGAATTTGATAACCAAAGGGCGTATAAGCAGCCACCTGATAGTCCGGTGCGGTGACTACCCAGGTGGAAGTGCCGTATTCCCAATACCAGAACGAGGCGTCCCGTTGCCGGACAATGACGATAGCCCCGGTGGCGTAGTTCACCGTACCCCAATACCCATCATAGACGGTGGTGTGGGAGGCATATAGCAAGCCATCGGCACCATCGACCAGATCAACAAAAAAGAGGCTGCCGACCGGAGTGTCTTCATAGAGCCATTGAATGGGTACCGCACTGAGCTTGACCGATCCCGGCGTCACCGCGCGCCCCAGGGTAAAGCTGGTACTGGCCGGGTTCAAGGTCAAGGTTCCGGCGACCAGGAGGGGGTCCTCCGGACTTGTTTCTTCCAGCGATTGATACGCCACGCTCAGTCCGGTGGCCCGATCCGGCAAGCGGGCGAAGGTCAAAGAGAGTACGCCGCCCCCATAGTCCACCGTCCCGCCGGCGTTCGTCCCGCTCAAGACGCCAGCGCTGTCAGTGAGAGTCCGCGTCGTCCCGCCGGCGTGCCAGGTCACGGTCACACTGCCCGGATTGATCGGGGTTTCCGTGAGCGCCACAGAACAGCGCACGATAGCCGATGCGTCATCGGTGTGAATCGTGGTATGCACCGGACTGGCCCAGGTGTAGATGATCTGGCTGCCCGCATCCGGTAAGGCCCCGAGGGTAATCGCTGCATCGCCAGTGACAAAACTCACCGTGCCCGAGCCGAAGGTCACATCGGAACCGCTGATTGCGCCCGCGCCATTATCTCGCAAGACATACCAATTGCCTTGCGCCCGGTAGGCAATATCCAGGACGCCCGGTGCCGGAATCGGCAACAGCGTCTCAATCCAGTTCAGCCGACGATTTTCCGGCGTCACGACCACGGCGCGGGTGTGGGCTTGTTGCGCAGCCGCCGTGGCGGGAGTGTAGGTGACATTGGCGCTGCCGCTGGCCGAAGGCGCGCTGCTGTTGAATCGACATTCGCCGGTGGCATAGTCCCACAGGCCGATGAGGACTCCAGATTGCATCGCGTTACCCAGGCCGTTATCGGTGATGACGACGCTACCTACTGTCACGCTGATACTGCCCGGTACTGCGCCGGTGTTCAACACGAAACGGCCATTGGGGGCGATCACGGCACCCGCCACCGTATAGCTGAGACTGCTGGCCCGGCTGGCGAGCAGGGGCGCTTTCTCGGCAGCCAAAACCTGACTGATCAGCGGAGTTTCCGTTTGGGCGCTGGGGACTAACTGGGCAAACAGCGACGCGGCGTTGACCGTGAGGTCGCCGATAGACGCAGCGTCCGCGAGCCGCTGGCTGCCGTAGTAACGGGTCGCATCGGCGACGGTCGTGTCCCGAATGCGGGTTTTTCCCGTGTAGTTGTAACTGTCATAGCGGCCAGCGCTGTGCCCGAGAAAGTCATAACGCAGCGCATCAGACAAGTCCATCCGCACCACCCAGCGCACGAATTCGCCATCGGCATCTTCCAGCGTGGTGGGTACGGCCTCCACTTTGATGATCCGCACGTATTGCTCTTTTTGCCCAGGCAGGCCCTCGTCTTGCACCAGACACAGGGTTTTGCCAATCGGTGGCAGGGCCGTGTTCACCCGCTGAATGACGCTGATCGCCCGCATTCCGGTAATATGATTTTCGTGCAACGCACCATGCCACATCGGCCCTTTGTAGAGATAGGCCTCGACGCGGGCGGCCGCCTCGACACGAGTGTCGAACGGGGCGTTCGTAGTGAACAGGGTATAGCCGAGCGCCGGATCGGTGGGCAGGGCGGTGATGACCGTTTTCGCCCCGCCGTACAGGTCGGTATTCAGCGCCCGCACCGCCAGGAACAGTTTGCGCAGGTTGAACCGGCCATAGGCGCGGTCCAGATCGCTGATATCCTCAAAGACGTTGTTCATCACCCCGTCGGGGATCACGAGGCCCGTTGCCGCGCCGCCGCCTTCCGGGACATCATCCATCACCTGGCTTTCGACAAAGACGATATTTTGTTCTTGGATGGGCATGTCAGGTCACTCGTTGCGCGGCTTCCATTGCCGATAAAAACGCACTGGGATCAGTGTCGGTATAAGCGGTCAGGGATTGTGCCCCACCGGACAGTTTGAGTTCATAAGTCTTGGCGACGGCGCTAGCCGAGGTCGCAGCCGAGCGGGAGGAACCCGATGAAGAGGCCGCCGTGTCCGCTTCGGCCTGAATATTCTTGAGTTTCAGGTCGTTCAGGGTTTTCAGCTTGCGTTCTTGTTCATCGAGCAACGCCAGCAATTCCCGATTGCCCGCCAATTCCGCGTCCTGCCGTTGCTTCTCGACTTCCGCGAGCTGCTGCTGATAGTCGAGCTGCTGCGTGAGGATCGCAGCTTTTTGATCCTCGCCCTGGGCTTCGAGGATATCGGCGTTCAGTTCCGCCAGCCGGTCCTTCGCGGACTGGGTTTCTTCCTGCATCTGACGAAGTTTGTTATTCGCCCCATCAATAGCGGCTTGCAGTCGGGAGAGGTCTTGCTGGTCAAGCAGATCAAAGCTTTTGATCGTGACCGTAGAATCGTAGGTGATCTGTTGTAGCGCCGCGCCGACCGCCTGGAACCCGGTTTCTCCAGTCTTCGCGACTTTTTCATACTGATCCGCCAATTTTTCAGCGGCTAACTGTTGTTCATAGAAAGCTAATTGGGCGTCAGCCGTCGCCTTGTTGATATGCCCAAACAGGCGAGCCACCGAATTCGTCGCTAGCAAAATATCATCGCTGGCGGCTTTGGACGCCGCACTCATGTCGGCAATCTTCTGGTTAATTTCCGCGTAAGCCTCTGGCACTTGGCGAAGTGTGTAAAGATAGGACTCGACCGTTGTACTAAACGCCAGGGCTTCTTTTTGGTTTTGCGACCATAGCATTTGCTTAAAGAGATTCTCGGTCGCAGCAGATAGCTCACGGGTGACTTGGCCTGAATAGGCAATCGCGTCATTTAGTAATTTGGTTAGGCTAATATTGTCTTTTTTGGATTGATTGCTCTTTTCCGTGGCGTCCGTATTCTTTTGCACAGCCTCGGTGTGCTGATTAACAGCGTCTGGCGCGCCAGATTGAATCGCTCTCACTTCCCGCAGCTTTTGCGCCAGCGTCTCTTGCGCAGCGGCATTCACCCCAGCGGCTTGCACTTCGGCCAGTTCCCGTTGCGCCGTCAACACCGCCAGTTCAATCTGTTTCTGCGTCTCCGCATTCTTGTCTTTGATGGCATTCAGTTGCGCCAGCTTCTGGATCGCTAGCGCCGCTTCAGCTTGCTGTTCCGCCCATTTGGCTTGAGCGACGCGAGCTGAACCATCGGCCTCCAAAATCGCCAAGTCGGCGGACAACCGCTGAACTTCGGCAGTGTCTCCCTTAGCTGCGGCCAAGGCGATTTCCGCCCGCACCCCGTCGCTTTGGGCGCGGATCAGCCCGTCCAGTTCATCGGTGTATTGCTGGGCGAACGTGACGCTTTTTTCGAGGGATTGCACCGTGTCTTTCTGCGCTGCCGCACCGGCTTTCGCCGCGTCGGCCTGCGCCTGAGTCGCTTTAGCTAGAACGGCATTCGCCTCGGCGGCATCCAGCAGCTTCTCACCGTATTGCTGGGCGCTGATGCGTCCGGCTTCCATGTCCACGGCTGCCATGGCCGTCGCCGCATTCGCCCGATCCGCGATTTTTTGATAATCGCTCAGGGCATAGACCACTTCCTTGAGTTGCGCCGTGGGCAAGGCGGCCTTAAGTTTTTCCTGTGAGTCCGCCGCCGCATCGCTCTTTGTCGTGAGCCGGTCATACGCTGCGCCCAGTTCTGTTGCGTCTTGTTGGACACTGGCGATCAATCCCGCCGCCGTTTCCTGCATCTCCAACGCTTTCTGACGCAACTCGGCGGCGCGCTGGGCACTGCCCAGTCCAATCCGGCTGGCGGCGTCTTCGATATTAGACAGCGTCACGACGATACTGGCGACGATCTCCACCATCCCGGCACCGATGGTTTTAAAGCCCGCCGTGACCCCATTCCAGGCGATGATGACGACATCCGCCGCCGCCTTGCCGCCAGACGCCAGCGTCTCAAAATGCCCTTTCGCACTGCTGGCGAAATCCGCTAACCCGGCCAGCGCCCCGGCAAAGTCAAAGCTCTTGACGAAATCGCCAATGGCTTTCCCGGCCGCTTCGCCAAAATCTTTGATCGTCGCCTGAACTTGCTTGAATTTGTCGCTGCTGAGTCCCTCCTGAAACGCCTTCGCCAGGGCGGACACTTGCGCAGTAATCGGTTCCAATAACGGATCCAGCAGCGCCGTTTTCAGGTTCTCCCAGGCGCTGGTGAGTGCGGCAAGCGCGCCCTTAAGGTTGCCGCTCATGCCGTCAGCGGCCGCCTGTGCAGCTCCATCCACATCCATCATGGACGTTTTCATCTCGTCCATGACGCCCTTGCCTTGCAGCAGGAACGTGCGCAGGCCCGGCCCGGCCGTTTCGCCGAAGGCCAGAATCGCGCTGTTCGCGCCCTCGCCGCGCTGCTCCAATTCGCTCATCACCGTGCCAAAATCCCGGCTGGTGATCCCCAAGGCGGTCAATTCCTTGCTGGCGGCGCTGGCCGGGTTGAGCAGTTGCGTCAGAATGGCGGACAGCGCCGTCCCGGCGCGTTCCCCTTCAATGCCGCCTTTTGCTAACACGGTCAACGCCGCCGCCGTGTCTTCAAACGACAGTCCCGACGCCCGCGCAATACCCCCCGCCGTGGACAGGGCCACCGCCACGGCGCTGGCGCTGGTGGTGGATTCATTGGCCGCTTTGGTCAGGACGTTCGCCATGCGCCCAGCCTGATCGAAGCCCAGGCCCACCGCCGTCAGGGAATTAACCAGCTTGGAGCTGGCATCGTCCATGCTCAGCCCTTCCGCCTTGGCGAGCGCCAAGACTGGCGGCAACGCTTGCATCACCTCTTCGGTTTTCAAGCCCGCCGCCGCGAGCGACTCCATGCCTTGCGCAGCTTCCGTGCCGGTAATCCCAAAGGCGGCGGCCATGTCCAAGGCCGTCTTTTTGAGCGTCTGCATGGCATCGCTGGTATAGCCGCCCTTGGCCTGCACCCGATCCAGTTGCGCCTCAAATTCAATCGCCCCGGACAGTCCCCCGCCAAAGAGATTGGTGAACTTCTCCCGAATCAGGTTGGCGGTTGCGCTGGTGGTTTTATCCAGAAAGCTGAAAATCTTGCCGAACGCCGCCGAGGCTTCATCCTTGGCAGTGATGAGCAGGTGCAGTACAAGGTTACTGGGCGCGGCCATGCGAAATCCTTAAAGGCAACAGCAAAAACCCCGGTGAACCGGGGTCAGAGAGCATTACATCCCGGCCCATAAGACCAGTCCAGTACACAGAGCCAGCATGAAGAGCCAAGCCACCAATCGCACACTCATGGGGTGACAGGCGGAGTGTACGTCACTCGCACTCCTGCGAGGTTCTTAAAGTTATTCCGGGCTTGCGCGAGCGGACGTGCATTCGCACCGTCGCCCCGGACAGGTCAATCGGATCACCAGCGCTATCCGTCAGCCGAAGGACGCGCCGGAACGTAGCGCCTTGATAGATCGTCAGTGCCAACTTTCCGGGCGTCATGGCTTTTCCTGATTACTCAGTCGGTTCCACAACGACATCGGGTACGATGTCATCAATGGCCTGCACGTTACCGCGCAGCGCATTCAGTGCATCCACGGCATCCTCCGGCAAATCCACATCCGTCAGCGCGGTTTCCAGCGCCTCGATCTTGCCCAGGATTTCCACCTGCACTTTCACCAGTTGTTCAGACAGCGCAGTGACCGCCGTCGAGATTTCAGAGACTTTCATCATTAACTCCTTGGGTTGGGTGAAAAAAACATTGACGTGATGGATCATCATGATCAGAAGGACTCCATAGTTAAATCGTGATCAGCTTGAGGGACCGGATCAAATGCCAGCGGTCGCCGGTCGGGTTTGCTGGGAAAAAACTCCGGTAGACTGGCAATGGCTCCACGGTCAGCGGATCCGCCGCCGCTATGACGGTAAAGGTCCGGGCATCATGCAAGGTCAACGTCCATTGCGCGCCAGCAACATTCAACGCGGTCTGGAGGGTTTTCAGGTTCGTCAGGCTGATACCGCCGGTGTGGGCGGTGCCATCGGATTTCCCGACCAGGGTGATCGGTCGCCCGTCCAGCTTGGTACTGACCTGCACCAGCAACTTGCCGGTCAGGCCGTACTCGGTACTTAGCGCCACCGGCGACCAGGTGAATTCCTCCTCCCAGACGAGAGTCGCCGGGAGGGTGATCGCACCGAGCGTGATCGCCATGGCTTACGCCGCGAGGTCCAGATACTCGTACTGCCAGGGCGAGGTTTCCGTGCTGGGCGTGAGCAGGTCACCGGCAAAGGTGCCTTTGACATACCCGCCGGCGACCGGATCGAACGCCGAGGCTGCCGCAAGGCTGGCTTTGTGAACCACGATCCGGCAACGCTTCTGGCTGACCTTCTCGGTGGCCGTGCCGACCAGCTTGAGGTAAGCCGATTTCACCTTGCCGCCCTTGTAAATTTCGCCGGTACGCGCCGCCTTGTGATAGCTGACCTTGGTCACGGTCGCCCCGGTGCTATCCAGCGCCTTGAACAGGCCATTCACCGTATCCACGGCGTAATGATCACTGGTCACGGTCGCATCCGCCGCCGTCTTGGCGACGATTTCCGTACCGGTCCCGTGCGCCGCCAGGTACTTGTTGGCGAGCGGGACCCACAGCCCGACCGCCGCCGTGATCGGATCATCCGTCACCGCCGCCGTGGTTTGCGCCAGTTCCGTAATGTCCGCGCCCAGCAACAACGCCATGAGGGCGGGCGACATGTAATCCGCCTCCAGGCTGATCTTGGCCGCTTCGGTGGGTTTGTTCACCGAGGCCAGCGCCTCGCCGATACTGCCTTCCATGTTGGAGGGGAGGACATCCGCCTCCTGTACCGGGTTGGTGATTTCCGCCTTGGTGAAATTGGCGGGATCATAGAACTGGGTCGGCGCGGTATCGCCGCTCCAGAAGCCGTACTTGAAAGCGCAGTTGAGATAGGTTGCGCGAGACGCCACAGGAATAGCCATTAGAAACGCTCCAGGTAATCGATTTCAAAAGTGATTTGTAAAACAGCTATCCGGCTGGCACCGGTATCGCTGATGTCGGGGGCGAAAAACCGCGCGCTAGTTTCACGCAAAGCGATAGCATGGGGGAGCAGGGATGCTCCGAGAGCCGGTTTCAGGGCGGCGCGAATTGCAGACAGGGCGGCGTCCAGATCATCGTCATAGGCGGCGCTGGCCGTGGTTTTGTATTCGAGACTGAGTTGTCGGGTGTACAGAGGCGCGGCGTAGCCCTGATCTGGAGAAGGCTGATCACCGGTACTCCACAACACGATGACCGGCAGCGTGGCGCTGGTGGTTTCCAGGGCGGCGCGTCCGGTGCGCACGGGAGCGATGGGCGTTAACCGGACAACGAGTTCGGCCCGAGCCAGGGCGCTGTCGCTCATGACCCGCTCCGCACGGCGAATTTGCGTAAATAACCGTTATCGCTTAGTAGTTGCACAGCGGTCCAGATTACGTCGTCAGGATAAGGATCATCTTCCGTGACCACGCCGGGCACGGTGAACGTATCCCCGACCACCGCGCCGGACTGGGAAGGAATCTGCACCGTAGTGAGCGACTCGGCATAACCGCCAAACTCGCCCATGAGATCGGTTTCTTTCCGAAAGATGATCTGGACGGCGAAGTCATCACCCGCGTGGGTATGGACGGCAGCATCGCCCACTACTCGCAACAGGGCGGGTACGCCCTGTTGCGTCATAATCGCGTCCAAACGGCTCATGGTCAGCCGATGATGATCGCCAGGTGTTCTGGCTTGATGACGCTCACGCCCCAACAAACGGAAACGTGATAGACGTTCATACGGAAACCGGGATAGACGGCCAGCTCGAAACTCAAGCCGCTGTTCGGGTCGGTCAGCGTCATCCGGTCGCTGGCTAGGTCGCCGTCGGTGGGAATCGCGGGCAGGCGGGTAGCGAGCAGGAGCGCATTCCGGGAAAACGCACAGTTGCGGGTCGAGGCCGCAAACGTGGTAATCGCCCGTTCCGCCGCGCCTTGCGCCATGCGAATGCCAGGGGCGGCAATCGTAATCGTTTCGCCGGTCCCTGGATTAGCGCCCGCTTGCGTCGTCGAGACCACCACATATTTGTTGGCGTCGTTGGCCAGGGTGATGATGTCCCCGGCAATGACTGCGCCGGTTCCTGTGGTGGTTTTCAAGGTCAGGGTCGTTTGCCCGACCGTCAGCGCCCCGGACGCCGTGGAAGCGCCGGACAGTGTTCCAGCAGCCGGGGTGATGACCTGGGCGGACTCGCGAATATCGAAGCCGTACAGGTTGCCGAGCGTCCCGTTGCGCAACAGGCCGGACTCGCCGGACGTGTTGACCTGGTACAGGGCGGAGGTGTTGCGCAGCGCCGCGCCGGCGGTGGTGTTGATGACCGTGGTACGGTCGGAAAGGGGCGCACCGTTGTCGTCCAGAATCTTTTTTGCGCCGGACCAGTCGGCCAGCACCGGCGCGGTGCCCGCCGTGGTTCCGAAGGCGCGGCTGGCCCCGGCGGAGGCTGCCGTCGCCAGATCGGCTTCCATCTCGTTGACGGCGGCGCGCATGGCTTGAGCAATCTGGGACTGGCGCAACGTCAGATAGCCGGGACCCGTATCCATCGCTTTCTGCTCTTCGCCGCTCCAACTGAACGGAAAGAAGCGCTGCTTGCTGATGGTCAGCGTCTTGTTCGTAAACGTCTGATCCGCAGCGCTGGGCAGGGACATGGCCGGGGTGATGTTGCCGCCCGCCGCATTGCCGGGCGACGCCGGAATCCGCAGGGTCTGGTTGATCGCCACCCGGGCGGCGCTGGAATCGCGGGCGACGGCGGGGATAAAACCGACCAGTTCGCGGCTGACAACATCCAAAGCCGCATAGATGTCGGGGATCAGGTTCGTGAGGGTATTGGCCATAGGGTCGAGTCCTTAATTGTCGAATGCGGTTAATCGATCAGCCGGACGCCAGACGCCAAGGCGTCACGGCGCTGGGTCGGGGTCAGAGCGTCAAACTGGGCGCGGGTCAGGGCGCGGGCCGTGGACACGGGCGGCGTGGTCTGGATCGGCGCGGCTTCGTCGCGAGCGACCAGGGCATTCCAGGTGATCAGCTTAGCGTCGTCGGCACTGGAGCCGGCGGCAATCAACCCCTCGGCCAGGGCAGGTTGATGCGCCAAGGCACAGATTTGGCGGACGGCTTTGGCCTGGGCGATGCGCGCCTCCACGTCCGCTGGGGTCTGGGGCGTTTTGAGCAACAGCGGAATCAAGCCGGGTTCGTTGGCTTGGAGGCACAGTTCGGACACGGCCACGGGGGCGCAAGCGTCGGGAACGTGGGGCGTCTCCGCCGTCTCTTCCAAAACGCCCGGCGCGGCCACCGGGGGGGCTTCATCCAACAACACAGGGACAAATTCAGTCTTCATGGATTTTCCTTGACGGGGTGCTTTAGAGAATTTCGTCAGCAGGCGGGACAACAAGGCGTCCGGCGTTTCCACGCGGTCAGCCAGGTGTTCCGTCAGGGCTTGCGCGCCGATATACGTGCGGGCTTCGGTGGCGCGGGCGAGGTCTGTAGAGAGGGCCGGGCGATACTGCGCCACGGTACTCAGGAACAGCTCGTAGTAATGATTCACGTCGGCCTGAAGGTCAGCGGCCACGTCCGGCGGGAGCGGCTGGTAGGGATTGCCATCGAGCTTGTGCGCACCGGCGTAGATCGTGGTGACCGCCAATCCGGCTTTTTCCAGGGCGCGGCTGGTGTCGATATGGGCCAGGGCGACGCCGATACTGCCGACCTGGGCGGTGGGACTCAGGCTAATGGAGTGGGCGGCGCTGGCGATCAGGTAGGCGGCGCTGGCGGCGAGGTCCGCAGCGATGGCATAGATCGGCTTCTGGGCGCGGGCTTGATAAAGGTGTTCAGCGAATTGGAACGCGCCCGCCACTTCGCCGCCGGGCGAGTCGATATTCAAGATCAAGGCGGCGACGCCGGGATCGTTGAGCGCGGCGTCCAGGCGGGCGGCGAGGTCATCATAGCCTTGCAGGTAGGTGGAATCGGCCCGCATTTGGCTGCGATGCACCAGCGCGCCGTGGATATCGAGGAGGCCGATATTCTGGACGCGGCGATAGCCGCCGGGGAGGCGCTGGGCGTTGTCCGGGGCCAGGTAGGCGCTGGGGGCCAGTTCCACGCCGAAACGGGGTCCCAGGCCGGCGACGATGGCGCTGAGTTTGCCGGGATGCAGCAACAGCGGCGTGTTGAACAGCCGGGCAGCCAGGTGCGGATAGGGCAGCATCAGACGGGATACTCCAAAGGGGGATTGGTGGGCGCGGTCGCCGTCACGCCGTAGCGCAGGCCGAGGCGTTCCTCGCGGGCGTGGTCTTCGGCCTGTTGCCGGTCAATTTCTTCGATGTCCCAGTTGGCTTCCGCCACCACGGCGCGGCGCGAGGTCAGGCCGTTTTGAATCTTGAGGACGGCGGTCTGGGCCTCTTGGAGCGGATTGACATAGCTCCAGGCGTGGGCGCGCCATTCGCAGCGTTGCCAGGTGCGGCGCTGGTGTTCGTAGTCGGGCAGGATCAGGGCGCGGCTGAAATAGGCGGCGTCCAGCCAGGCGTTATAGATCGGTTGCAGGACTTGATGGATCAGCCGTTCCTGGGCGATTTCCAAATCCCGGTAAAAGGTATTGAGAATGACGCGCATGATCCGGTCATTCGTCCCGGAATAGTCACCGGTCATCAGTTCAAACGGGACGCCCATGCCAGCCGCCATGGCGCGCAGGTGGGTGCGCAAGAAGTCAATCGCGCCCGCGTTGCCGGTGTCGCCGCCGAACAGCTCAATCCGTTCGTTCATCCCCAGTTGCAGCAGATACCCGTCTTCGATGTCAACGAAGGTTTTGCGCTCCTGCTCGACGAGGATCTGTTCGCGCAAGCTGGCGGCGAGGGCGACCGTGGCCGGGTCGTTGGCCTGGTATTCGGCGCTGGCTTCGACCGAGGCCAACTGGGTTTGCAGGGCTTGGAGCGCCGGGTTGGCCGGGGTGTTGGAGAGCGGGTTGTCTTCCGGGTTGTCTTTCCAGATCGCGCCGGAAAAGCGGGCTTTGTTTTTCTTGCGGGTCAACTCGGCGGATTCGTAGTGATCCAGATTGCGGGCGCGGTAGAGGATGCTGATCGGGGTCGGCGCGCCGCGCAGTTGACCGGGGCGCAGGGGCTGATAGTGATGCAAGACGGCTTCAGCGGGCACGCGGGTCAGGGTGGCGCGGTCGGGATGCAGGAAGCGGTCGCCGGGGTGTTCGGGGTGAAACCAGTAGGCGACGCGCCGGCCTACGGGGTTGAGTTCGATGCCTTGGCGGATGGTATTCGCGCCGTTCGGGGCGTTGTGGTGCAGGGGCAATAGCGCGGCTTCCAGGGCTTGCACTTGGAGCGGGACACTCAGACCATCTTCCGGGCGACGCGGGCGCAAACGGACAAAGACCTCGCCGGATTCCAGCGCGGCGCGAGTCAGCAGGCTTTGCCAGCCGTTAAAGTGGTGCGCGCCATCCGCGTCGGCTTCGCCCGTCCAGTGGTCCCACAGGTCTTGCACGCGGGCGCGCTGGGCGGGGTCTTCGATCAGGGGATGCAGTTGGATGCCGCAGCCGATGGTATGGCTGACCAGCAGGCGCAGGGCGTGGGCAATCCACGGGTTGTTGCGCACGGCGTCTTGGGCGCGGGCGCGGGCCAGGTGCGCATCATCGAGGGCGGCGTTGGGGCCGTAGGCGATCTGTTCCCAGTCGGCGACGCGAGGCGTAGTGCTGGTGGCTTCGTAGGCGCGGGCGATGAAGGGGGGCCGGGCCGGGGCGGACGTGGGGTGCGGGGTCAGGGCGGCTTTGACGCGGGTGAAAAAGCTCATAGCCCTTTGCCTCCGCTCAGGTAGATGCCTTTGCGGCGGAAGGCCCCGGCAGCCAGCGCGGCAATCGCGGTTTGCAGGTCGCTGATGTAGCGGCGCAGGTCCGCGACTTGCGCGGCAGTGAAGGTGACGCGGGTGTCGCCGGTGCCAACGCTGACCGTTTGCGTCCCGGTGTTCAGGGCGTGATAGGCGGTCTGGGCTTCGCTGAGCCAGGTCGCCAGAGTTTCGAGAGGAATGCCGTCAAAGGTCGCCATGCCCCCTGTTTACCAAAGCATAAAGCTAGAAATTAGGCGAAATTTCTAAGAAATTTTCTTAGAGTTTTTCGCGGGTATTTAGGGAAATCAAGGGGTTATTCGTGGATATTGGGCAAAGTGCGGGGAATCAACAAAAAAATAATTTTGCGACGCGGTCGGGGCGAGGCGTCAGACATGGCGATGCTTCCGCAGTTGCAGGGCGCGGCGGGTGACTTTCTGTCGCTCCGAGGCGCGGATGTAGACCGTCTCGCCGCCGTAAGTTTGCCGGGCGCGGGCCAGGGTCTGCTCCACCACTTGCGGCGTCAACGGTTGGCCGGTCAGCGCGGTTTGAATCCAGGTCAGCAGATCAGGGGCGCTCATAGGGAAATCCTCCGGGTGACGGTTTGACGGCGAACAGGGGACGGTAAAGGGAGCGAATACGCGACCTTAGGCGAGGGGGCAGGAGGGACGGGAGGGCGTTCGGCGACGGGGGCGGCGTCCGGCGACGGAGCGGCGCTGAACAGGTCACCGGGGCCAATCCCCTGACTGTCCTCCCAGCGCTTCCATTGCCCTTCGCGCCAGGTGTGAATCCGCAGGGCGGGTTGATAGGCGGCGGCGGTGGCATAGGTATAAACATCAAGAGCTTCATTCCTCGGGCGAATCTTCACCCAGCGGCGCTTGGTGGAATCCCAGACCTCGGCGGTCAACATGCCGTAGAAGCTGTCATCAAGCCCAGACGGAAAATGCACCATCCGATCTTGCGGGAGCAGCTTGCGGTCGCCGGCCAGACGGGCAAAGAGTTGATGCTTGGCGGTGTCATGGCCGACGATCCACAGTTCCGCGCCGGACTTGATGACGCTGCCGCGCCAGGTGAAATCCACCTTGGAGGGCCGGCCAATGATCGGCTTGCCGCTGGTGGACGCGCCCTTGACCGCAATCACTTTGCCGCGCCGTTGCCGGACGTAGTTAAGGACATCGTCGGTCAGATAGCCGCAGTCAATCGCGGCGCTGGTAATGCGGTAGGAATGGCCTTGTGCGTCCGGGAAGGTCTGGCCCAGGGCGTCATCGAGCAGCGCCCAATCCGCCGGGCGAGTCGGGTCAGCGGGCAGCTCCACGTAATCAATCACCCAGGTGACGCCGCCCCGGCCATGGCCGACCACAATCAGGGCAAAGCGGTCTTTCTGCACGTCAATTCCGGCGGTCAATAACAAACACCCAGCGGGAATGGTGCGCGGGGCTTGGGGTTCGGCGCGTTGCTTGAGTTCATCCCAGTCGAGTTTTTCATCCGGGTCGGCGAAACATTCGCCCAGGCGGGTGTTGATGAAGGTTTTTTGTTGCGCCGGGTCGCGTTTCTTGTTCTCCCATTCCTTCGCCAGTTCCGCCCAGGTCAGGCCCAACCCAATCGGCGCGTACAGGCCGTTCAGGTGAAAGCCCGGCGTGGGGGATTCCGGGCGCTCGGCCACCCAGCGCCCGGACGCCAGCAGCGCGGTTTTGTGGTGTTCCGGGATGGTGGTCCCACAGGCCGGGCAAGCATAAGCGGCTTTTTCGGGTTCCCCTTCCGGCCAGGTCAGGTGGTCCCATTGCAGCGGGTTGAACGCCGCGCAGTGCGGGCAGGGGACGTGGTAGCGGCGTTGATCGGAGGCCAGCCATTCGCGGTGAATTCGGCTCAGGCTTTCGATGGTGGGCGTACTGCACAGAAAGACTTTGCGCCGGGGGAAGGTGGTGGTGCGGGCTTCCGCCAGGCTAATGGGGTCGCCTTCGCCGTCCAGATCGTGCGGGTAAGCGTCCACTTCATCGAGGGCCAGATAGCGAATCGGCAGGGAGCGCAACGACGCGGCGCTGTTCGCGCCGGACATGATGAGGATGCCGCCGGGGTATTCTTTGAGCAGCGTGGTATTGCCGCTGTCACGGGACCGGGCCGGGGGGATGAGTTCACGCAGTTGTGGACAGTCATCAATCATGCTGGCGATGCGTTGTTTCGAGAACCGTTCCGCCACGTCAATGGTCGGCTGAACAATCATCATCGGGGCGCGCTGGGTGCAGATGAACCAGCCAGACCAGTTCAGGATGCACTCCGTACCCGCCACCTGGGCGCTTTTCATCAACACCACGCGCCGGGCCGGATGCTGGGCGCTCAGGCAGTCCATGATTTCACCGACGTAGGGCACGCGGGAGGTTCGCCACGGGCCGGGTTCGCCACTGCCCTTGGTGGGAAGGCGGCGGTATTGATCGGCCCACTCGGTCACGGTCAGACGCGGCGGCGGGGCCAGGCCGAGCGTGAAGGCGGCAGCGAGGGCGGATGCGCCGTTCATGCGACCTCTTCAAACTCCATTCTGCCCTGCCGTTGCGCGTTTTCGATCCGGGCGCAGGCAATGGCGAAGTAGTCGGGGTCGATTTCAATGCCGATGAATTTGCGCCCGCTGGTGACGCAAGCGACGCCGGTACTGCCGCTGCCCATGAAGGGATCGGCGATAGTTTCCGGGTTTCCTACTTTGTCAATACACCACTTCATTACGCCTATCGGCTTTTGCGTCGGGTGCACGTTCGGCCAATCGCATCCCCTTGGGGCAAATCCGCTTTCATTGCCACGGGCGTAACTAATAACCCGCGAGGCTTTGCGCTGATTCGTCCATGCCATTTCGCAATCCGCCAAACTAAATCCGCGCTGCACTTTATCCCAAATCAACCAGCCCATCGAAGGCGGTAGCCAGTCGGTAAAGTAATTACCACCCCAAATCACAACGATTTTTGCTGCCTTCACGCAGAGGTCGATGCTTTCTTTTGGCGGCCTGGTTCGATCCCATTCGACTTTCTCCCGGTTATCGCTCCATCCGTGCGATGCTGAAAACCCGCCAGCCCTGCCGTAATCAATTCCATACGGCGGATCAGTAATCACCGCGTCAATCCCGGTCAACGTCGGTAATATCTCCAGGCAATCGCCACAGTAGAGCGTGGCGTTACCGATGATGATGGGACTACTCATAACGGGCAGCCTCTTGAAGCTTCGCCGGGAGCTGCTCGGCGGTTTGCGCCATGTCCATCATCGCTTGATCGAGTTCCGTCAGCAGCAGGGTGTGGACGGTGTGTTCGTCGGTTTCCGCAGCCAGCCGGGGCGCAAGTTTGTCGGGGATGCGTTCAAGCGCCGACCGCAGTTGCGCCGCAAGCGTGGTGTAGGCGAGGTGTACCTGCTGCAATTCCACCAGCTCACCCGCCCGCTGGCGTTCCTTCATTTCAGCGAGGTTGGCTTCGTGATGTTCTCGTTTTGCGCGGCTGAGTTGCAGATCGTAGACCGTCTGGGCGATGGCGCAGTCCGTCACCAAGGGCGGGGCGGTCAATAAAACTCCGTCAGTCGGCGCGGGCTTGGGGTTGCGCGTGTTTTTCAGCCATTGGATGTCAGCGACCTCTGGGTCGATCTTCCTGTTAATCAGGGAGATGCGCCCGGTCTTCACGGCGTCGGTGACGGCGGCGCGGCTGCATTTCCGGTGTCGGGCGTAGTCGGCTTGGCTGATCAGGGGCATGGTTAACAAGTTAACGGCTTTGTTATGGGAGATGTTAAGTGTCTGAAAAGGCTATGCCTAGAGGAATTCCGCGC